GAAGGTCGCCAGCATCGCCTCAGAGTACCGTAAAGACCCCTCTAAGGTGCTTAGGGAGCAGGCAGGTGACCCAGAACCAGGCGGGGACGGCAACGTCCTTAGGCGCTATCCTGTGGAGGGTCACCTGTATATGTTTGAGTACGAAGCAATCTCAAAGTACCTCCCATACTATGACACATTCCCTCTTGTTTATGTCGTAAAGGTACTACCAGGAAAAGAATTTGTGGGTGCTAACTTACACTACATGAACCCAAAGAAAAGAATCAAGGCAGTACAAAATTTAATGAAAGGCAAAGTAGACATGCCTAAGATATGCTTCCATAAATATCTAGATAAGCATGTCGAAGGTTATATGTTAGACCTTCACATTGATGAGTGGGACACCGCCATCCTCTTACCCGTTGAGAATTTCGTGACCAGAGTGAGGGGTTTCAAGTTTCCGTACAAAAAAGAAGATGTTTGGCAGGAAACTAATGAAAAATTCTACGACAAGATCAAAGGCACACGAATGATTGACGGATACGGCAACAGGAAGAGTAAGGAGATGGTGAAGTAATGACATATCCCTCAGCAGAAAGACGAAGCCACAATACTCTTACACAACCAGCAGCAGCTGACACAGAAACTCTACCGGCGGCAGAGTTTGATGAAAGAGGTGTGAATGTTAGAAAAACATATTTAACTAATTTAAATGTTAATACCGAAGAAAGAAAAGATAATCAAAAATTATATTATACTTATCCTAGAAATTTAGCATTAGGATCTGATAAAGAGTCGTATGTGTCTTTCAGATTTTATGAATATGTTCCTCCATTTCAGACAAAAAATGCAGCTAAATCTGGTAGAACCAGTACAGCTGGATACAACAGTAATTTAACAACCGGGTTTACAAGACCTGCTAAGTATAGTCAAGATGCTGGAGGTGGAGAACTAGAACGTGTTCTCTTATACATGCCTCAAGATATCCAATCGCAATATGGTGTTGAATGGGGAGGAAAGTCAATTCAAAATGTAACTGCCGGAGCTCTATCAACTGCATCTAGTGGGGGTAATAATCTGACAGATTTTCTAAACAAAATATCAAATAATGTTAGAACTTCTCCTCAAGGTGTAAAAGATGCAGCAATAACTGGCGCAACCAAAGCTGCACTCCAGGCATTGTCTGCAGTGGGACAGGGTGATGGATTAAATATTAATGACATTCTTGGTTCCACAAGAGGCATTGTAATTAATCCTAATACTGAATTGTTATTCACCGGATTTAATCTTAGATCATTTGATTTGAATTTTAAATTAGTTGCACATAGTGAAGATGAGGCAAAGGATATAAAAAAAATTATTAGTATATTTAAATATGCTATGCTCCCATCCATAGCATATGATGGAACATTTGACGTTGCAAGTGGATTTATCAAGGTTCCATTCTTAGTGCAACCAGCGTTTATGCTTGGTGGAAATCCAAATGAATATGTATCACAATTTAAACAGTGTGCTATCACATCGATGAATGTTAACTTTACAGGTGAAGGTAACTTTATGACTTACAAAGATGGAGCTCCTGTTTCCATACTACTTTCTTTATCATTTGCAGAGACAAAACTTGTTTATAGAGACGAAATTAACACGGGCAAAGGAGTAAGTTTCTAATGTATTTTAATCTAAGTCCAAACATTGATTATGCCAGCAAACCAAGCAAGTTTCCATTTGCTGAGGGAGATTTTGTTATTGCAAAAAATTTCTTTAAGAGATATAATCTAGACGATAAAGTATTTTCTAACGTAGTATTTTTTAACAAATACACTATCAAAGATACAGATAGAGTAGACATACTCGCTGAAAGATACTACGGAGATGCATTCTACGATTGGGTGATTTTATTGACGAACAACATGATTCGTGGTGTATATGAATGGCCTTTAGATGAGGAGACATTACAAAAAGATGTAGAAAGTAGATACGAGTCTCCATACGAGACCATCCATCACTACGAAACATTAGAAGTTAAGGCAGGATATAAAATAGATGATATTGATGTTCTTGCACAGAAAAAAGGTATCATTGTAGGTAAAGAGTTTTACGATGGTAACTTTACCTACTACAATGGTTCAACACAATTTACTTTGCCTGGTAACACAGTGTCAACACCTATCACTGTGTGGGAAGAGGAAGTTAGAAAGAATGAAGAGAAGAGACAAATCTTTATTCTGAAAAAGAAATACCTACAATCATTCCTTGATGCATTCAGGAGAAACTCACAGTATACTAACTCATCTGACTTCGTAAACACCAGACTCAAATCTACTGTAATTTGATCAACTTTTGACACAAAAAAATACCGGAAAAAATTTTTCCGGTATTATGAAATCAGTTATTCAATTTTGGTTCATCAATCAGCAAGGAGAGATTCAAAAAAGTCTGCATCCTTGGTTGGTTCGCTGGACTCTACCTGACTACGGAAAGCAGAGACAGGTTCAGGTGCAGGTGCTGACAGAGTGATGTCAGGGTCATTGAACCCACCGCCACCAAACAATTCATCCTCTTCCTCTTGAATACGAGGAGCAGGACGACCCTTACCCTCTACATCATTAAAGCGACGTTCAAGGTCATCGTATGACTTGAACTGGTCTTCATCAACGATAGAAGCGAGAGGATACAGTTGGTTGTAAATCTTCTCCAGTTCATCATCATCGTTAGACAATGCTGTAGGTGCTTCGAAACTAGAAGACTCATAGTTCCAGTAAGAACCCTTCAGTGTAATACGAAGGCGGAAGTTAGCACCCTTCCAGAAGTTGAAGACGGGAATAGGTTCATCACCCATACCTTCTTCAGGTTTCATAGCGCGAGAGATAATATCAAAGATCTGCTGACCGAAACGCCACTGCATAACTTGACCCTCGTTCTGAGGATTAGCAGGGTCTTTAATCACCAGTACATTAGCAATGTACTTCTTCTTACGAGACTTACCAGCAGCAAGTTTCTGTGCTACTTCTTTAGGATTGTTCTTGTAGATGTCTCGGTTGGAATCACAGACGGGACAGATGCCAGGACCAACACCTTGAAGTGTGGTGGGGCAGTTCTCGATGAACCATTGTCCAGTCTCCTGATTCTGATAAACATGCTGGAAGAGTTTCACAACAGGTGCTGACTCTCCAGCGGGAGCAGGTAGGAAGCGCAGGATAGCACCACCACCAGTCTTCTCCTTGTTCAATGCTGGTTTGAACTCAGGATAACCGCTACCTCCACCATCTTTAGACTCAAGTTCCTTCTGAAGGAAGTCGAAGTCAGTGGCAGTGGAGCTACGCTTAAGGTCTGAAAATGACATAGTTACTTGGTTGTTTTACTTAGTTGTACGTTGTTTGTCCCGCACTTACACATGATAATACAGGCACAGTCCTGGGACAAGGGGGTCTGTGCCAGTTGATTAGTCGTCCTCTTGGAGACGTAGTTGCTCCTCAACATAGGGAGCAATGGATTCTTTTTGTGCTTTCACTCTTTCAACTAGAGTGTCAAACACTTCTTCGAGTGGTGTGCCTTCAGGAACTGTAGGATTACCTTCATCATCAACACCAGCAAATTGATAGGTGAAATCTTTCATCACTTTCACCATCATCTTTGCTTCTTCATCTTCACTCAGTTTCATTCTGAAATAGAATGTCTTCTGCTTCTCAATGAGTTGGATGAGAACATCATAATATTCATTCAGTTTGATAGGAGAAAGTGCAGGCAGCATAGTTGATGCCCGCACACAATACATCTGGAGGTCGGTCATCTCCTGGATGTCGCCCCTCACCATTTCTGATTGGAAAAAATCACTCATGTTAGTACTAATTTTGCGCTACGACTGGTTCTCTTCATATAATTTAGGCGTTGTGCATCTAGTTTTAATTTCTCCTTCAATGGTTTGGAGAGTAACTTAGATACACTTTCAAATTCAATCTCATTGATATCACAGTAATGAATAACAGCATCAATATAATTCATGTCCTCATTATGTAGGACGATGTGCTCAACATCCTGCGAAAATTTCGCAGTGCTCATAAATTTATCCTCCAGTTGTTCCGGCATAGTTTTTATAGTAGTGTGCGATGTACTCTTGTAACTTAATATAATATTCTTTACAAGGTTTCTCAATCTCTACTTGGATGTCAAGATCTTCGCAAGCAATAATAGTGACTAGCTGCTTAGGTGCTAGTCCATACATCTCATAAAACATACATGCGTATGCTTGTTCCTGGACAAAGTAATCGTAAATGTACTTGCGTCTCTTTCTCTCCGCAGAGGTTTTGAAATCTATGATTGACAGCACTCCATTGTATTCAGCGATACAATCAACACGACCTGCAATCTTTAGCAAGTCAGAATAAAGAACTGCCTCTTGTAAGTAAATATTATTTATGTTGTTAAGAATAGGCACCGCCGCTGAGAACATCATAGCAGGTAATGGTGCTGCAGTCAAGTCCTCATCAGTGGGATGATTGTTCTTCAGATAATGCTCTGCAAACAGGTGGAAGTCATTGCCCCTAGAGGTTGCTCTCTTAGATACTTTGTTTGCTTTCACTTCACCTACACGCTTACGCCAGCGCATAATACCTGCCATCTTCTCTGGGTTCTTACCAATCACAGTAGTAACTGACGGATAGTTACCTTTGGGTGTGGGATAGGTTCGAGTACCATCCTCAGTGACTGCTTCGACTTCAAATACTTCCGCCAGTTCTACATGATTAAACATTAGGTAATTCCAAGGGACATTTTATTAAGGATGTAAGACTTCACTAGATCAGAACGAACGATGTCTTCGACACCAAACTCAACCAGTTCAAACTCTTCCATGTTGTCAAGGATTTGTTGGAACCTGAGGATACCATTCTTTTCCTTGTCTTTAATGAGGTCAGACTGCATAACATCACCAGCAAAGATAATCTTTGTGTCTTGACCCACGCGAGTGATAATACTATCAAGTTCGTGGAAGTTCAAGTTCTGTGATTCATCCACAATAACTATAGCATTGTCTAGTGTCGTGCCGCGAATGAAACTGGTGCTCCAGAATGAAATAGTTTCCTGTGCTTTGAGGTCATCATACAATGTCTGATACTCTCTGTCAGTTGAGAGATCAAACATATTCCTCACCATATTTTTGTAAGGGATTTCATAGAGCTCTGCCTTATCATCGTGGGTGCCAGGTAGGAAACCAATCTCTCTACTAGGAACAAGTGAGCGAACGATATAAACTTTCTCGTAAGCAGAGTATTCATCAAACACTTCTTTGAGTGCTAGATAGAGAGCGAGGAATGATTTACCTGTACCAGCACAACCATAAGCAAAGATGCATTTGCCACTTTCATATGCACCAAAGAATCTCTCCTGTGCTGGTGTCATTGGCATGATTGCCTCAAGATGTTCTGTATTGCGTCCTTTATTACGCTTCACCATCTTGCGACTGGGTTTCGTTGGTTGTTGTGCGCTGCGCGACTTTCTAGATCTTGGCATATTAGTAGTTGTATTTGTTGGTTATAGAAACGTTCCCGATTGCTTTTGCTTGAGGATTAACTTTGTGTTTCATGAGGTCAGTCCAACCTGGATGAGACTTAGACATTCTATCCCTCCAATCACCCACCATTTCTGATGACATTGGTGCAGTGGATGGGTCAGACCAATCACGATCCCAGTCTGGATTGTCAGTTTTCCACTGATCCCAATCATGAACGCTCATGCTTACTTCTTTTTGTTCGCCCGTAACTTTATTAACTACTGGGTACGTCGCCATCTTCTTGCTCCTTTTTGTTATTCATATTCAGATGATATATTAAATGAAATTGTAGTTCGTCTATTATCACATGGATTAACGAAATGATTTAGTTCTACTGGAAATATTAATACCGTCCCTTCTTTTACATCTGGAAAATGCATAACGAATGGATTTTCTCCCCAGGCAGCCCTGTTTGATGTTGAATAGAACCCGGTTTTATTTTTGTCTTCATTTAAATCTAGAATATATATCCCAGAAAATTGTTGTCGTGCATTAGTATTGATATGATTATGTATCTCTTGCCAATTTCCTGGATAGTATTCATTATACCACAGTTGATTAATTGTGGATTGTTTTGGAGTTGGCAAGTTAATTTTTTCACCCATCTCTTTTAACATAGAATCGACCGGAGCCCATACAACAGAGTCATAAAAGTATGAATCCAAAAATGGAAGTGGATTTGCACCATCTCTGAAGTAACTACTAGTTACTTCACAATTCCATTTAGATTTTTTTCTATACAAAGAACCATAAGACTCAGCATCCCATTTGAAATGATGTAAATACTTTTCTTTTATCTCTTCATGGTTGTCAACTGTATGACAATATACAAAATCACATGGAAAAATATAGGATGTACTAGTCATTGTTCCATTCCATTGCTTCTGCTACGTCAGGGAACACTTCAATGAATAGTTTCTTTGCTTCTTGAGCAATCAAAGCGTGTTCTTTCTGTGTGCCATTGCCACCACGAAGGTCAATGTAATGCACCCACGAACGACAGTTACCTTTCATATACATACGGGTTGGTACACAAAGGGGGAGCACATTGCGGGCACACTCCTTTGCCACACCTCGTCCAATCATCTGCTCATACAATGCCTGAGAAGAATCAAACA